AACACGTAAATTTATTAAAAATACTTCCTTTGAGTTTTACGAATGGACAAAAACGCATGAAGCGTTTGGCTTTAATCAAAGACTTGCAAAGCGTGAAAAGTACAATGAATTATTAGAGGAATATCCAGATTTAAAGAAGTGGTTAAGCCAAAAGAAATTCAAACAATGGTTGGAAGAATACTGCAGATTTTATGGCCATGAGTACAAAGAGGGCAACCATCCTGGCATAGGTAGATATTTTGAAGTATTCAATGAAAAACAAATGTGGAAAGATGCTAACGAAGATTATTTTTAAATGATACAATTAAGAGATTATCAAGAAGAAATAGTTAATGGCATTAGAAAATCTTTTGCCAATAAAAACAAACGTGTTATTCTTTGCGCTCCAACAGGAAGTGGCAAAACTGTGATGTTTACATACATGGTAAAATCTGCTATTGATAAAGGCGGCAGGGTACTTATATTTACTCACAGAACTGAACTTTTAAAGCAATCATCAAATACATTTGCCAACTTTGGATTGGTTCCAGAATTAATAAAAGCAAATTCAACACCAGACCTCACCAAAAGTTTGCATGTATCAATGGTTGAAACTTTTAACAGAAGATTGGATGATTACTTAATGTTTTTGAAATCACGCACTCTTATTATTATTGATGAAGCACATTTAGAACCATTTACAAAGCTATTGCCACATTTTTCATTGAACACCTATGTTATAGGAGCAACTGCAACACCTTTTAGAAAAGGAAAACAAAGCAGTTTAAGTGATTTTTATACCGATATGATACAATTAGTAGATACTCCAGATTTAATAAAAAAAGGATATTTAGTTGATTGTATCAGTTATGGTGTTAATATTAATATGCAAAAATTAAAGCGTATAGGCGATGATTATGATACAAAGCAATATTATACAGATAACAAAATATTCGAGGGTGTAGTAAGCAATTACAAGCGTTTAACATTAGGAAAGAAAGCTATATTGTTTGCAAGCAATGTAAAATCATCAATAGAAGTTTGCAATGAATTTAATATTAATGGCATTAAAGCAATGCACATTGATGGCGAAACACCAGAAAAAGAAAGAGAACAAATATTAAATTGGTTTGCCAACACACCTAACGCAATAGTTTGTAATTGCGGTATATTAACCGCAGGATTTGACCAAGCAGATATTGAAGTAATAATATTATACAGGGCTACAACATCACTTCCTTTGTTTTTGCAAATGTGTGGTCGTGGCTCCAGATTAAACCAAGGAAAAGATAAATTTATTATACTTGATTTTGGCAACAATATTAGCCGACACGGTTATTGGGAAGATGCAAGAATATGGAGTTTAGAAAAGGAAGTGCAAAAAACAAAAAAAGCAGAAGCTATGAAGTCCTGCAAGAATTGTGAAGCATTAATACCTATTCGTTCAAAAGAATGTAAATTTTGTGGCTATATTTACAAACCAAAATCTAAAATTGAAGGACAAATGGCCGAACTTGTTTTGATGCCAAAAAAAGAAATAAATGCTTATGCAATGAAACAAGATTTAATTACTCTTGTTGAAATGTGCAAGGCAAAATTGATTAAACCTGCATTTGTACTTCACACAATGACTGACAAACAAAAAGCACTTGATTTTGTTAAATTAATGGGTTATAAAAAAGGTTGGCTATTTTTTAATAAAGATAGATACAATGTGTTCCGAGGATAAATTACATCAAGATTGCTACGTTTGGTTTCATAACACCTACCCACATTTACGCGGGTTACTGTGCTATAACCTCAACAATAGCAAAAACCGAATTGATGGTGCAAGAAACAAAGCAAAGGGATTGGTGGCGGGTAGAAGTGATATGGTGTTTTACTATCAATCAAAAGCGTACATGATTGAGTTTAAAACTGAAGATGGTGTGCAATCAGCAGGGCAACGTGAATGGGAATTGCTAATTTGCAATCAAGGGTTTCAATACCACATCATCCGTTCGCTTACCGAGTTTCAAACACTGATATTTGCAATTCTAAATTAATTTGTATCTTTGTGAACGTGAAAAACGTGAAAAATACACGAAAATACACTTAAAAATGGGTTTTACTAAAGGAAATAGCGGCAAACCGAAAGGAGCGCAAAACAAACTGACCAAATCAGTAAAGGAAGCATTTGAGATTGCATTTAATGAATTGCAGGGTGATAAGAATGCGAACCTTGCAACATGGGCAAAGGAAAACACAACCGAGTTTTACAAGTTAGCTGCAAAGTTGATACCGACATCGGTTAACGCTGATTTGACCACACAAGGCGAGAAGTTACGCTTGTGGAAAGTTGAATTTATAGACAATGAAAATAAATAACTGCTACCGCCCCGCACTTTTAAGCCAACATAGATACTTGGTATTGAAAGGCGGGGCGGGCTGATTGGCTCTGGCAAATCAATCGCAGCCATCCAAAAAATTATACTGCGAACCACAACAGAGCGCAATCATCGTATATTGTGCATCCGTAAAGTAGCTACCACGATACGTAATTCAATATATCAGTTGTTGATTGATAAGCTACTTGAATATGATATTTATTCAGAGTTTACTATCAACAAATCCGAAATGCGCTTTACTCATACACCAACAGGCAATGAGATACTTTGTGCAGGTATGGATGATGCCGAGAAAATCAAATCTATTGCAGGTATAACATCGGTTTGGTGTGAGGAAGCAACCGAGTTAGATGAATTGGACTTTAATCAATTAGAGTTAAGGGTAAGAGGCGAAACAAGTAACTATAAGCAATTCATAATTACATTCAACCCAATATCGGAGCAACATTGGTTAAAGCGCAGGTTCTTTGATGCTCCCGATGATGATACTTATGTGTTGCATACAACTTACAAGGACAATGCGTTCCTTGATGCTGATTATATTAAGCACTTAACCGAGAGAGTAAAAGCCAACCCGAACCTGCACAAAGTTTATGTCCTTGGCGAATGGGGCAAAGTCGATTTCGGGGGCGAGTTTTTAAAAAGTTGGTCAACTATCAAACACACTGGCATTGTAACTTATGACCCATCACTTGCCGTTTGGCTATCATTCGATGAAAACGTAAACCCATACTTTCCTTGTGGTGTATTCCAAGTTAGTGATGAAAACGAAATACGAATGATTGATTGCATAGCGTTAAAGAACCCAGACAATACGGTCAAAGCAATGGGTAGAGCAATACTGCAACGGTTACGGCATTGGAAGCATACAGGCCATGTGTACGTTTGTGGGGATAGCACCTCGCAAAAGGATGATGTTAAGCAAGAAAAGGGATTTGACTTATTCCGCTTACTAATCAATGAATTAGATGAAGTGAAACCGATAAGGCGAGTGGCCAAATCAAACCCGAATGTGCGCCCGAGTGCAGATTTCTTCAATGCGATACTTGCCTACAATGAGCAAGGCATATCGTTTACCGTTGATGAAACTTGCAGAGTGGCAATATTGGACTTTGAGAATACAAAGGAAGATAAGAATGGTAAAGTTGACAAGAAAACCGTTACCGACCCTGTTACCAAAGTAAGTTATCAACCGTATGGCCACATTGTTGACTTAACACGTTACTTAATCACATCAGTATTCCCATCGCAATACACACGCTTCCAAACAGGCATCATCAAACCGCTTGTTGTTGTTGGTAGAGATGCAGAATACAAATCAGCATCAAGATTTTAGTTACATATTTGCCCAATATCGAATTTTTATTTATTATTTCGCATCATGGCACGATTTCTAAAAACCTCCGACTATCTTTCAATTATTCAAACGGTTGACCTCAATCAAATTACCGAGAATAACCCGCAGAACTTGTACGATAGCGAGGTTAAGGCCATAAGTAGAATGAGGACAAAATTAGTCCAAAGGTACATGGTTGACATTGAATTAGGCACGATGGATGCCTACTCAAACAGCCGCCACTACCGTACACGTGACCGAGTGATAGCAGGCGAAGTGATTACACACGTTAAGGACTTCAACAGATGGGATAAAACAACCGAATACGCAAAGGATGATATTGTTACCGATAACAACGGCTTTGTTTACACGGCATTAGTAGCCAGCACAAACAAGGCATTGACCTTAACAGCATATTGGACACCGATGATTGGTTATGCCACAAGTAACGCAACTTATTGGACAGTGGGCGATAACAGATACCCAATGTTTGTTGAGTTGGCAATGGACATGACCTTATACAACTTGCATGCACGTATTAACCCGCGTAACATTCCCGATTTGAGAATTGAGCGCAACAGAGAAGCGTTAGACCAACTTGATAGATGGGCAAGCGGTACAGATACGGCCGAGGTGTTGAACATTAACACAGCAGATAGTGAGGGCTTTAGCATCCGTTACGGTAACAGTTTAGATAAACAAGATAATTTCTTTAAGTAATGGCTTGGTATAACGATATATTCAACTTTAATAAACCTCAACCTCAAAAGGCCAACATCCGCAAAACGATTGACTTTGAGCAACAGTTGCAACGTGTTAGGCAAGATGCAACACGCTTTAATATTGCATTGCAGGCGGCAGAGTCACCGATGTACCCTAACCGTTTTCTGTTGATGCAAACGTATCAGCAGATAGTGTTAGATGGGCAGGTTCAATCGGCCATGTTGCAACGTAAGTCAAAGATATTGTGCAAGAAGTTTATGGTGTATGGAGCGGATGGCGAATGCGATGAAGCGAAAACAGCGTTGTTCAATCAAAAGTGGTTTTATGATTTTCAAAACTTAGCACTTGATAGTATCTTTTGGGGATTTTCCTGCGTTCAATTTGGGGCAATCGTTAACGATAAGTATTCAAGTGTTGAATTGATACCGCGCATTTATGTAGTGCCCGAATTTAGTTTAGTACGCAGCAACACGGCAACGGTGACAGAGGGTAAGCACTTTGATGAAGCACCGTATAACAATTGGTGTATTGGAGTTGGCGAAAAAAGAGACCTTGGTTTAATGATGTACCTTGCACCGTATGTAATTTGGAAGAAAAACGCAATGGCAGCATGGGCAGAGTTTGCAGAGGTATTTGG